GTTGTTGAAAATACAACTGGTAAACAATTCCAAAACCAAATTAACTTTGCCGCATCATTGGTAAACACCAAATACTTTAGCTTTTTAGAGTTTGATGATGAGTTTTCGGTAACTTGGTTAAACAACGTAAAAACATATACAGAGGCTTATCCTGATATGGATATGTTCATACCTATCATTACCGATGTAACAACCGAAAACAAATTCTTAGGATTAACTAATGAAGCCGCTTGGGCGTTTAACTTCTCAGAAAAATTAGGTGAAATCGACCACGAGGTTTTATTAGAATACCCAAACATCAACCCAGATGGTATGGTTATTAAAACAGATGTTTATAAATCAATTGGTGGTTATAAATCATCAATGAGGTTAACATTTAACTATGAGTTTTTATTGCGTTTCACAAACAGTGGTAGAAATATTATGGTAATCCCTAAGATGGGTTACAAGCATATGAATATGCGACCATCATCGTTATTCTGGGAATACAAAAATAGCCAAGACCAAACAATGCAGATAACACCAGACGAGGCTAGATTTTGGATGGAGACTGCTAAAAAAGAATTCTTTTACAACGATGATAGAAATATAATTTATGAGAAGCAAGAACAAGTTTAAACATGCCAAAAAAGAAAACGAACCGCAATTATTATGGCGTAGATCAAGAAGCAGCGGTTGTGTCTTTTTTGAATGCTAAAAATGTAGCTGAGAAAGAGAAGATTTATCGAGAGTTTTTACAAGAACCGATCAATAAAATGATCGAAAGTATTATAAGAACGTATAAATTATATAGACAATCATACGAATTTAACGATTTACATGCCGACACTTTGTCATTTTTAATGACAAAATTTGATAAATTTAAACCAGAGAAGGGTAATAAATCGTTCTCGTATTTTGGTACTGTTTGTAAAAACTATCTTTACAATGAAATGATGAAGGAGTATAAAAAAAATACTTCGTTTGTTAATATTGATGATACGGAACAGGATTTTTTAAGAAGAGAAGATTTATTATATAGAATTGATGAACCAGATAGTGATTTAACTAATTTTATAGATCAACTAGCTTTATCAATAAAAGAAGAATTAAGAACCGAGAATTTGACCGACAATGAATTTAAAGTCGGTCATTCTCTGGTTAAGATACTTGAAGAATGGCGTGAGTTATTTAACCAAAACGACCACTCAAAAAATTCAACAAAATTCAATAAAAACCTAATATTACTCTATATTAGGAATATGACTGGGTTAAATACTAAAGAAATAAGGAATAGTATGAAGAGATTTAAATCTCTGTACGCTTTATTTAAAAACAAATATCTGGAAGAATGATATTTATATAAAATGTTATTATTATGAACGTACCTAATCAAAAGAAGAAAAAAATTGACGTTAGTGTTGAAAGCATGAAAGATCTTATGCAAGAAACTTATAATGAGATTGTAGATGAAAGAAATAAAGCTATAACAGCATATAAGAAATTCAGTAAAGATATTAACGAAAATTCAGACATAGCCTTAGTCGGTAAAATAACAAACGACCTGTTAAAAATTATTGACGGTACGATAGAAAAAAAACTAAGGTTAATTAAAATACAGGGTGATATCCTATACAAAAATGGTAAAGCTGGTGGAGATGCTAGCGCCCCTGTTACAATCACTGAAGAAGATAGAAAATGGGCTGAAGAGTTTATAAAAAGACAAGCCGTATCATCTGACGATAACGAAAAAGAATACGAGTAATAATGAGCCAACAAAGTGAAATATTTGCGAGATATCGTTCCCTATTTAATTCAAAATCCGTAAAACCAACTGAAAATGAATATTCAAAAAAGTTGGCAAATATGGACTTTGTTGATTTTTTATTTGAATTGGTTAGAGCAACAAAAGGTCAAAAAGAATTTAAAAATGTTATATTAAAGGGTAGTTTATCTCAAATGAAAAAAAATGATGAGATAAATAAAGCGATAAAAAAAGCTATTGCCGCAAAATTTCAGTGTGATACCAAATTAATCATACCAACAAAATATACAACCAAATCAAGTACTGGTATTAGAATGACCAAAAACGAAATTGACACGTTTGGTTTGTTGGGTGTGGATCCAGATAAAAAACCTGGTAATTACATGTATGAAGGTAATAACCCCGCAAAGCATGTTAATTATGTGGTATATAAAGCTCAGGGGGTTACACAAAATAACCCACTAACTGTTAAACATGATGATCATGTTTTATTTACGATATATTCGCACGATCCAAATACATTTATTTTTAAATTTGGTGAATTCTATGAGAACAAAGCGTATAATCTTTGGTTGGATGATTATTTAAAATTAATTGATCCGATATTTAATACGGTTAATTTTACAACGATATTAACAGATTTAATTACTGGGGCTATATCAATAAAAGCTAATAAAAATAAAATTGAAATATCAAAACAAAGTGGTGTTATCAAAGCATTACAAAAAATATTTGGGTTTTGTTCTGAAGTTGATACAGATAGTGATGTAAATAGTTCTGCAAATGACTTATTAAAAAAACAGTTAAACAACCCAAATAGCAATGGCGATGGTCAAACAGCAACTCAGGGTGGTTTTGGTAACACATTGGGTAATTTAAATAATACAACAAGCGGTAAAGAAGATGAAGATCCGTTTAACTTTGATTTTAACGATTTAGATGAGATTGATAGGGATGCGCAATTAAGATCTGCTGGTAGAATTAGATTCTCAACTTGTGGTGATTTGGATTTGGATATTAATCCAGATGATATAATATCAGGCTTGGATTTATTATTTGCTAACTCTAATGTTAATGATGTTTACAGTTATGGGGAAAATAACGACAATCAATTACCAAATACTAAAGGTGATACACAGTCAAAATCATATGACAATTCTGAGATAAGCCCAAATGCAGATAAAGCTGCTGATTTTTTTGATAACGCATTAAAAAATGGTGCAAAATCAGCCTTAAATGCTGGTGAGGATAGCATAAATATTAATTTACCTAATATGAATGCTGAATTGCAGTTAAATATATTAAAAGCAATACCATACGCCATAATGCAAATGGTGTTAACACCAAAAATAATGTTAATACCAAAAACATTCAGTGTTTTAAATGGTGATGAAAGCACCAAATCAACAAATGATTTTGTTAAATTAATGCGCAATGTCATAAAAGAAATTGGTGTTAAGATAACAACAATGTTAATTAAAAACATATTTGATGCCATTAAAGCGGATTTGACCAGACTAGCTAAAGAGTTGGCTGTTCAATTTCTAAAACAACGTGGACTTGATTATATATCAACATTAACATCCCTACTTAAATTATTGGGTATGTTTGCTGGTAAAAGTAATGGTTGTGGTGGTGTCTTAGATAAACTATTAAAATTACTAAAATTAGCTAATTTTGGCCCTATGCCAATGTTACCACCACCTTTAGTTTTTGTTGGTGGTGCGCTAAAACCTGGTATGAATAGTGTTGCAATGATTAATGATATAAAATCAAACTTAACACAAAAAGGTATTGAAACCGCACCAACATTACCAGATGGTACACCAAATAATATGATGATAGCAATTGAAGAAACAGTTAAAGTTATGACATCGCATATTAAAACTAACTCAACAATACAAACTTTTGGTGTAGGCCCTACAGGCCCAGTTCAAGGATATGGTCAAATTCAATAATTATGGACAATAAAAAATTAGAGGAAATAATTGTTAATAAGAGTAATAAGTCAAATAAAGAATTGGCTAATATATTACTAACACTTAAAGTTGATTTTGATACAACTAAAAAAACAATTTTAGAAATTACTAATATCCTAAAAGAAATTGAAATCACATATGATTCAGTCTATGAGGAATTACAATCTAGATTAAAATTTAAAGATAACGAAAATGAAGGCTGATTACATTTTAGGTATTTGCGTTGATAATGAGGATCCACAAAATTCTGGTAGGATTCGTGCGTTACCTTTAACTGAATTAGGTGTTTATTCAACATTAGGGCAATTAAAAACTTATTTAGCAAATCAAGATATTAAATCAGAAAATGGTAAGATATATAAACCATGGTATAAAACAAAAACAAGCCCTTACATTGAAAAGGACAGATTTTTATGTGAGCCATTTTTACCAAAAAATATCACTGTACCACCATATCCTGGCCAGCTAGTCAAAATATTAACATATGACGACAATCAGGCCTGCAATGAATTTATAGGCCCTTACACAATTGATCAGGTGACCTTAACTGAAGAGTTTAGGAATGTTGTATTAAATTTACAAAAAACAAATAATCTAAAAGAAGTTTTACCTCAATACGGTAAAATGTTTTTATCTGGTTATAAAAATGAACAGGTTATTTTGGGTAATGATGAAATCATATTTAGGTTAGCACATATTAATCAAGATTTAACCAGAAAACAAGCATATCCTTTTATACAACTATCCCAGTTCAATCAAAGTTACGATTTAAAAAAAGAAACCGTTACTGTTATTGAAGAAATTGATATCCCTTTAGACGGTATTTGTCAGTTATATATTGATTATACACCTAAAAAAGATGTTGCCGATAAAAATTTTACAGGTACTTTAATTTTATTTAACGCACAGAAAATAAAAAATGAAAAGAAC